GTAAAAATTGCATGACCTATGGCCCTTTCATCCCTTGCAAAGGTCCCATTGTTGTTAATGTAGTGGCATGGCAACTTATACACGGCCCCATGGCTATAACTCCAACCACGAAACGGACCGAATGTTTTGGTATAACTTCTAAATAAGTTCATTTAATCCTCCTTCAGCGAATATCCGCCAAAAAGAGAGGGGTTATCCCCTCCCTTGTCATGCCGCCATCTTGGTTCGTTCTTCTTTTTCTACTTGTTGGCTCCCATAGATATCCCTGATTTTCCCCATGGACCAACCTCGTCCCTTTTTAGTCCCACCTGGGCTTGCTGCATAAAACCAATTTTGCTTTTTAGATGCCCACTTGAACCCCGCTTCTTTCAATTGGTCTTTGTAGGGTTTGGTGTTTCCACTTACCCAAATCCAACTCCCACATACTTCAATCTCTATGTTTGGAATGTGCTTAATCTTGACCAGGATTTCCTCCAAAACTTTGGAGAAGTCGGTTTTAATTTCCTGACCCTCTTTAATAATGATTGGAAACCTACAATCCAATAATCTCTCATACGCTGCGTTAATCGCCTTCATCATTTCTTCGCCATTTGGATTAAGGTCTGGATGGAATTCCTTACACTTGATCCGGTAACTTTTTTTGACTTCTTTTAGGTCAATTTCAGGGATATTTATGATCCCCAAAACCCCTAAAGCCACTTGCATTTTCATGTTCTGCCTCCCCGTGTTAAGGGTGTGACACATAAATTTTAGAAGTGTCACAAAGTGGCACAAAATCGGCTTATGTGTCACACCCTGGTATGCGTTAGCCTGTTTTTTTTATGTCTTGCGTTTAATGCTTTGTATTTAATGCTTTGCTTTTGTGCCACATTGTGACGGTTTGTGACACATGTTTTGATTATCCTGGAACGCGTTAGTTGACCAATAAGATTAACTTTTTAAGTAACTGTGCCAGTGTTCCACTTTTTTTTAATAAAAATAAAAATATAAAATATATATAAAAATAACGCATATAGTAGAGAGTATATATAAAAGAAAAACTTTTTTACCAAAATTACTGGCACAGTGGCACGGCCATCAATTGATGCGGTGATATTCCACTTGCAAAAATCTCTCTTTTAGTTTGGCGTTAAGGTGCTCCTTTTCGCCTTCCTCCCACAACTCTCTCACTTCGCTTTTAGTGCAAGCTCCCAGGAAAACTGACATCTGGAACCCTACAAGTAAGCTTATTAATGCAATTGCTAAACTCACCCTTCTCTTTCCTTTTTGATAATAAACGCCTTAACTTTGGCGTAGGCATCAATAAGATCTTTAGGGTTAACCTCTAAGCCTAACTCTCCGCCTTGAGTACTTCTTAAGTAATTCATAAAGGCGGTAGCTTCTCTTTTACTTAGATTAAGTTCCTCTAATTTAATTTCTACCTTCATTAGTTCCTCCCCTGGTCCAAGTACACGCTCATAAACCTGTTTCGTTTGGCTTTTTTGGCGGTCCTAGGTGTTCTTTTAGCCTTACCCTTGGTCTCAAGTCTCTCAACCGTTACGCCTCTCTTAAGGGCTTGGTTGATGGTCTCAGTTACTAGTCTCATGGCTAAAATCCTTATTTGTTATTATTGACTCTATGAGTCAATAGTATCAGATAATGGAAACAATGCAACAAAATAATGGAACGCTAAGTCATTGATACTAGGGGAAATGATGATTATGTGCATTATCCCCTGGATGTCCAGACATGGACACTAAACAAGATCTATTGTGCCCAGACCTGGGCACTGTCCAACTATGGACAGTCAACGATTCTTGTTGACAAACACATGCTTATCAATACAATTCATTGACAATAATAATTATTAGCGGCCCAATAAAATTTATTTAGACCCAAAGGGGTCCCTTCAATCGGACTAAACAAATTTTGCTGAGTGACCCCCATACCCCAAAAAATTTATTTACTTATATACTCGTGGGAGGATCCTCAGACCGAGACCTATTTTTGAGAATGTAATGACCCAATGCACAAGGTACATATAATAGAGGGGATTGCTCAGGATTCAAATTTCAAAGGATAATTCTAGTATGGTGAAGGAAGTAGAAAGGGAAATAGTTTTGGAGTCTGGAGAGGTAGTTACGGTTACGGATCCAAATGTGTCTTTACCTACAAACTTGCGGTTTTCGACCGAGGTAGGGACAATGATATGTGATTTGGTGAGAGAGGGACTTTCGTATAAAGAAGTGGCGGACAGATGCGGGATTCCTGCAAGTGCAATCTACAGATGGAAAAAAAACTTTGAAGAGTTTGGCGAACAACTCCTCCAGGCAAGAAAAGACGGGGCCGACATTTTTGCCCACAAGATCCTCCAGATTGCTAACACGGAGGAGATTGATAAGTCGGACGTTCCTGGTCTTAAGTTAAGGACGGATCTTTATAGGTGGTTGGCGGAGAGGGCAAGCCCTGAAACATATGGGGCACAGACCAAAATAACAGGAGATGAGAACTCTCCTTTAAAAATTATAGTGGATACTGGGATTAGACGTTTGGAAGATTCTCCAGAACCAGAAGTTTTGGAGGTTCCCAAGGAGGAATAATCAAAACTGTTATCAAAATAGACAACGTGTACCACATCTTGGATCCAGAAGACGAGTTAAGTTCTGAGGAAGACATTCCAGATTTGTTATATATTTTGGATGACAACGATGACCCCGAAGATTATTTGCTATGCGAGTTAGTGCGAATTATGGACACAGGTGTTTTGTATGAAGCAAAGAATATTTAGAATCCTTTGTAAATTGGGGATTCATGTATTAAGCAGGACTTACTCTACTGAATCGGTAAGAGTGGTGGTGTCTTGTGAGTGTGGGAAAAGGATAGATATTCCATGGGTAAAGTAAAGACGATAGCAACAGGCTACACGCCTCGACCATTGCAAATGGAAATACACCGCAACATGAAACGATTTAATGTTTTGGTGTTGCACCGAAGGTTTGGGAAAACGGTCCTCTCTATTAATGAGATGTTGGACAGGGGACTTAGGAATCCAAGGAAAAACCCACAGTACGTTTACTTGGCGGGTACTTATGGTCAGGCCAAAAGGGTAGCTTGGGAATATGTAAAAGAATTTACGAAGGGCATCCCAGGAACAAAAGCGAACGAAGCAGAATTGAGAGTGGACATTCCCCGACCACACTTAGATGATAAAGTCCGTCTATTACTTTTGGGGGCAGAAAATCCAGACTCCCTTAGGGGTATTTATATTGATGGCTGCGTATTGGACGAGTTCGGGGTCTGTGATCCGTCAGTTTGGGGAGAGGTTATTAGGCCTGCATTGGCTGACCGTGAAGGCTGGGCGATTTTTATCGGGACCCCTAAAGGCCAAAATCATTTTTACAATCTATATAACAAAGCAAAACAACTCGAAGGAAAAGACTGGTATGTTTCTTTACATAGAGCTTCAGAAACAGAAGTTATTCCCAAAGCTGAACTGGAAGCTGCACAGGCTGAAATGAGTGAAGAAGAGTTTGAGCAGGAGTTTGAATGTAGCTGGACTGCTGCTAACGTCGGGGCGTACTACCAAAAGACAATTGCTAAGCTAGAGAAGGACAATCGAATAACAAGCGTAGTCTATGAACCAAAGGTGGTAGTGGACACAGCTTGGGACCTTGGGATCGGAGATACCACAGCTATTTGGTTTTGTCAGAGTATAGGAACTGAATATCGAGTGATTGACTATTTGGAGATGTCTGGTCAAGGATTAGAGTGGTTTGTAAAAGAGTTGAATAAAAAGGATTATATATACGGAGAACATTTTCTTCCACACGATGCTAAAGCAAGAGAACTCGGTACGGGTAAAAGTAGAGTGGAGACTCTCCGAAGTTTGGGGTTAAAAAGGATATATGTTCTTCCTAGATGGGGAGTAGATGATGGGATTCATGCGGTTAGATCTTTACTTCCTCAATGTTGGTTTGATGAGGTAAGATGTAGGCGAGGATTAGAAGCGTTGAAGGCCTACGAGAAGAAATGGGATGGGAAGAATCAGATCTTTATGGCGAAGCCGAAGCACAATTGGGCAAGTCATGGGGCAGATGCTTTTAGATATTTGGCCCAAGGGATACGTCCAGAAACTCAGAGAAAGGATAACTACGGAGAGTTACCAAGAGAGTGTGTTATGGAGTATGATTACTTTTCACTTTAGGAGGAGAGATGGGAAGAACGATTAAACAAGTAGGGGATGCAGTACATAGTCTTTTGGATCAAGGTCTAGGGAGGATTCCAGATATTGTACAAGATCCAAAAGGGTTTTTGGATGATACTTTAGGGCAGCTTCATAAACAACAACCGTTAAAAGCGGTAGGGAGATTAGCAGAAGATGTTGTCCACTCAGGGGCGGACATAATGGGAGGAATGAGTAGAGATATTGGGGGAGTCCTAGGTGTACCAGGCGTGTCTGAAAAAGATGTGGAACATTTAAAAAAGCTGCCTCTTCATCTACTAATGAATAAAGAGGCGCAGGCTGAAGCATTTAAAAACATGATGGGGCTAAGGACATTCCAGGGATTAAATATAGAAGATGTGAACTTATTTAGGCGATTAGGGGGAGAACTTGCCCAGGAACAGAAGTTACGTTCTGATGTAGGAACACTTATTCCTCAAGATAGAACGGTTACAGAGTCAACTGTAGTAGACAAATTTTTCCATCCTAATAAGACCAGGCAAGACTATGAGGGAGGAAAGAAGTCCCAAATTGAAAGAGAGTTAATGGGGCTTGCTAGTATGTATGCAGGCAGACAACAGGCGATTAAGGGAACTCGTAGAAGACCAGGACAGAGGGATTCTTTACTAACAAAAAGAAGATAAGAGGACTGGGAGAGATATATGGCAAGGACAGTTAAGCAAGTAGCGAACACAGTAAGAAATGTATTGGACCAAACTATAGGGAAGGTTCCAGATATTGTTGCGGACCCTAAAGGGTTTGTCGAAGATACTATAGGGCAAATTCATAGAGTAAAACCGTTAAGAGCGGTAGGGAAACTGGCAGAAAATATTGTCCATAAACATGTGGATGTAATAGGAGGTTATAGCAGGGATTTGGCGAGTGTTCTCAATGCAGGAGGCATTACAGAGGAAGAAGTGGAGAAGTTAAAAAGGACGCCTCTTCATATGCAAAAAGTTTTGCGATTAAAACCAAGGACCAATGTTACAATGATTCCAGGTTTTACTGGAGAAAGAGAGTTCGCGGGATTAAATATAGAAGACGTAAGTCTATTTAGACAACTAGGGGGGCAGCTTGCCCAGGAACAAAAGTTACAATCTGATGTAGGTTCTCTTGTTCCTCAAGAGAGAACAGTTACAGCATCAACCGCGATGAAGAAATTATACGATGTTAATAAGACCAGGCAAGATGCTGGGGGAGAGATGTCCCAAGTTGAAAAAGAGTTAATGGGACTTGCTAGGATGTATTCAGGAAGGCAACAAGCGATAAAGAGTAGCCGTAGAAGACCAGGACAGAGAGGGTCCCTTTTAACAAGAAGGTAAGAGATGGGTTTAGCGAGAAAGATAATTGATAGATATGAGTATTTAAAAGGTCAAAGGGTTAACTGGGATCAACATTGGCAAGAACTTGCGGATTACGTTATCCCCAGGAAGGATGATGTTTATAAAACTAACATGAAGGGTGAGAAAAAGGGGAATCAATTATTTGATTCAACGGGTATTCACTCTAATGAATTGTTAGCATCTGCCCTGCATGGGATGTTGACAAACCCTGCAACACCATGGTTCTCGCTAAGCACAGGGGATGAGTTCTTAGATCAAGACGATGAAGTTCGTCTTTGGTTACAAGATAGTGCCAGGCAGATGCATAATGTATTGAATAACTCTAATTTCCACACACATATTCATGAGCTTTACCTGGACGTTGGCTGTTTTGGGACGGGGCTTATGCGGATTGAGGAACATGATACAGATGTGGTCAGGTTTCAGTCTAGGCCTATTTATGAGTCTTATATAAGTGAAAATCATCAGTCTATTGTGGACACGGTTTATAGGACGTTTAAGTACAGTGTAAGACAAATCCGACAGCACTTCGGAGAGGAGGCGATGGATCAATCTCTCCTTGAACAATTGAAAACTAATTATATGCAGGAATATGAGATTATTCATGCAGTAGAACCTATTGAAGATGATGTTGAATATCCTGCAACAAAGAAGGGGTTTAAGTTTAGAAGTGCGTATGTGTTAAAAGAAAAACAACTTCTTCTTAATGAAGGGGGCTTTAAAGAGTTCCCATTTGTTGTTCCTCGGTGGACTAAGATAGCGGGTGAAGTCTATGGTAGGTCTCCTGCTATGAAGGCACTAGCGGATCTTAAGATGCTTAACTTGGTTATGAAGACAACTATTAGGGGAGCACAAAAGGTTATAGATCCTCCTCTTCTTATGCCGGATGATGGTGTGCTCATGCCATTCAAGACTACGCCAGGGGCAATCAATTTTTATAGGGCGGGGCTTGGAACTGATAAGATGATCACTCCTTTGGAGACTGGATCTAAGATTGATTTTGGGATTCAGTTTGTTGAATCTATTCGAATGAAGATTAGAGAAGCCTTCTTTATAGATCAATTGCAATTAAACACAGGTCCTCAGATGACGGCTACCGAAGTAGCTCAGAGAACAGAAGAGAAACTCAGGTTACTTGGACCTATCCTGGGAAGACAACAATTTGAATTACTACGTCCTATGGTAGGCAGACTGTTCAATATAATGATGCGAAAGAAAATGTTGGGCATGATTCCAGAAGTGTTAGCCGATCGTGAATTACAGGTGCAGTATAGTAGCCAGATAGCTAAGGCACAGAAGACTTCTGAAGCAGATAGTTTTGTAAGAGTTATGAATATTCTAGCTCCTCTTTCTCAATTACAACCTGAAATTATTGACAACCTCAACGGGGATCAGGCATTAAGGTTTTTATCTAAAGCGTATGGGCTTCCTGAACAAATGTTACGTCCGATGGAGGATGTAATAGGTACAAGAGAAGCTAGGCAGGCACAGCAGGCACAAGCGCAGCAGATGCAACAGATGATGGCACAAGCTTCTATGGCCAAAGATGGGGCGTCAGCCCTTCAAAATATGAGTCCAAATCAAGGGGAATAAGTGAAGAATAAGATGTTAGATATAACTGCGGATTACAAAAAGATATTTGGCAGTGACCAAGGCGAACGAGTTCTTTATGATTTGATGAAGAATAGTTTTATGATAACGTCTACTTTTTCAAATGATCCTCATGAGATGGCATTAAGAGAAGGTCATAGGAATGTTATTCTAAGAATTCTGTCTATACTAAAAACCGATGAAAGAGAGTTACAAGATATACTTAACAGAGGACTAGAGACTGATGGACAATACAGAAACACCGGAGAATGGCTCCACTGAAGAAGTAACGTGGAAGAGTGCTTTACCTGAAGACATTAAAGAAGATCCAAGTTTGGGACCGATTGAATCGGTAGAGAATTTGGCCAAATCATATGTTAATGCCCAACGCATGATAGGCAAGGATCGGATAGTTGTACCAGGACAGTATGCCACTGATGATGATTGGAAGAACAATGTTTTTTCTAAACTTGGCTTACCGGAGAAAGTGGACGACTACAGTATTGAAACAGGAGGGCAAGAGTTTGATGAAAACTTTTTTAAAGGGTTTAAAGAATCTGCCCATGAAGCTGGGATCCTACCTAACCAAGCTCAAAAGCTTTTTAATTGGTATAATGAAGAAGCTAATCGACAAGGTGAAGAATATACTAAACAAGCTCAGTCAAAAGTGGACCAAGCTGTAAATGGTTTAAAAACTGAATGGGGAAAAGAGTACGATAATAAGGTTAGGTCTGCTCAAGCGGCAGTAAATCATTTTACTGATGAGAGCTTCAAAACTTATTTAGATGACTCAGGTTTAGGAAATCATCCAGAATTGATAAAGACTTTTGCCAAAATTGGAGAAACATTGTCAGAAGATACTTTTCAAGGAGAAGGACCTGTTCAATTGGGAAGGACGCCTTCGGATGCCCAAGCAGAAATTAATACTGTTATGGCGGATCCTAACCACCCATATCATCAAAAAGGGCATCCAAATCACGAGGCGGCAGTAACAGATGTTCAAAGATTATTCCAACATCTATAGTTGACGCAAAATTTTAAAATCTTTAATATAACAAGTGGACACGAGATAATCTGAAAGGACCTCCTTGGAGTGTTCACTTCTGAATCCTGTTATCGGGGCAATTCAATAGAGTAAATTTTTTTAACGTTTAGTAACCACGGAGTTAAATATGTCTAGTGAAATTACTACAGCGTTTGTGAAACAATTTTCTGCAAACGTTTTCCATTTGTCTCAACAAAAAGGTAGCAGGCTAGGAGCATTCGTAAGAAACGAATCTCAAAGAGGAAAGTCTGCTTTTTATGATAGAATCGGTTCTGTAACGGCTGTTAAGAGAACTTCTCGTCATGCTGATACTCCTCAGATCGATACTCCACATTCAAGACGTAGAGTTACGTTGACTGATTATGAGTGGGCAGATCTAGTTGATGATGCTGATAAAATCAGAATGCTTATTGATCCTACTAGTGCTTATGCTCAAGCTGCTGTTTGGGCCTTAGCTAGGGCAAAAGATGACCTGATTATCGAAGCCGCTACTGGTTCAGCATATGGCGGAGAGGACGGAAGTTCTACTGTAGCTCTTGCCGCAGCTAATAAAGTCGCTGCTTTTGATGGTTCTGCTACAGCAGGTAACAACTTGAACCTTCAAACTCTAAGAAAAGTTAAAGAGAAATTTGACGCCAATGATGTGGATGAATCTATTCCACGTTATATTGCTATTGGATCTTCTCAACTTCAAGCTCTATTGGGCGAAACTTCTATTACATCTGCCGACTTTAACACTGTTAAAGCTCTTGTTCAGGGTGAGATAGACACATTCCTAGGCTTTAAGTTCATCAGAACAGAAAGACTTTCTACTGATTACGGTAGTGCTACTATTTCTTATAACAATGCTGATGGTACTTATGGGACAGGATCTCAAGCTTTGACTCCTGCTTCACAGACTTACAGAAAGTGTTTTGCTTGGGCACAAGATGGTCTTCTTTTAGCTACTGCCAAAGAAGTTCAAGGAAAAATTTCTGAGAGAGCAGATAAGTCATACAGTACACAAGTATACGCCTGTATGGGAATGGGTGCGACTCGTATGGAAGAAAACAAAGTCGTAGAAATTGCTTGTAAAGAATAATAGGAGGATATAATGGCTACTTACAATGCTATAAATTACACAAAACAATTTGTGAATGTACCTTCGGAAAAGATTCCAAAGGGAGAGCAGTACGGTGTTATGCGTGTTGCTTATGATAAGTACAGTCTAGCAGCAGATCTAAGTGCAGGTGATTACATCAACATGATGAAATTACCTGCGGGTGCCAGACTTATAGATGCTACGATTAAACTAGGAGCTTTAGGCGCAGGTAGTTTAGATGTAGGTTGGGAAGGCGATGATGATGGAGTAGCCCATGACGCTGGTTCTGGTAGACTTAACAATGAAGCTGGTCTAATGAAAGTTTTTAGTGCAGAAACTCTTATTAGAGTAAAAGTAGCGGTAGATACTTCTGCTACCTCAGGTGACATTGAGCTATCACTAATTTACGTAGTTGATTAATTATTAGGGGACTTCGGTCCCCTTTTTTGCATCGGGGTAGGTATGGCGTTAACTACAACTGAAACGTCTATTTCTAATTCTGCGCTTGTCAAACTCGGTGCGGAACGTATTAATAGTCTGACTGAAACCAATCGAAGGGCACAGCTTTG